ATGCAGGGAGGGGGTGTGATTTTTGAGACCCCCCCTCTATATCTTTCGCTCCGATTAAGCCACCTCTGTATTCTTTTGATTTCTGTACACTTTTTTGTAAATATTAAGAAAATCGTTATCAATGATTTCATCAATAACTCTTTCGTGTTCTTCATCGAACTCTTTTTCTGACATATCATCAGAATAATGGGTAAGTCTATCTATCTTTCCGCATGTATTGTAACCATTTCGGTTATCAAACAGCATCCAAAGAGCAAACTGCTCAAATGGATCATACGGATTGTCAAATGTCGTTAATCTACAATCACTCATTAAGCTGTTGCTCCTTTCAAATATTTAGAAACTGTTGATGTAGAAACACCAAGTTTGTCTGCAATCTGTTGAATTGTATAAGAAGACATCGCTTTGATACGATTTGCTGTAGCTGCGCTGATAGAAGCAGATGATTTAGGCATTGCTCTCTGGCGAAGTGAATCAGGATCACAGTTTTGAAGGATTGATTTCAATTTGTTCTCACTGATTGCACCTGCCTGAATGGCTTCCCATTCTTTGTCAGTTATCTGGATATTTCTCTCTTTTCTGGAGATAGAACCCACTTCTTCTCTAGCTTTACTCAACGCTCTCTGCGAATCCTTCTTAATTTCTTTAGTCTTCAATTTAACACCAGCTTCCTCAGCTTCTTTCTTTTTGGCATTGATAGTGGCTGCAGCCATACGATTGGCAGTCCTCTCACGTACCGTATTAAGTTGTGCTTTATGAAGCTTTTGCTCAAGACTATTGACCTCTGTCTGATACTTAGCCTTAGCTTCCTTGCTATAAGCTATCTTACCGGTCTTACTAATTTCAACACGTGCCTGATTGGCAAGCGATTTCATGGTATTGGCATAGTCAGCGTAGACCAGTTCCATGGGGTGTCTATACTCAGATACTAGGGTCATGGCGTCATCGGTTTCTGCCATATTAGTGCTCTTCTGAGTACGAACTTTCTGTACTTCAATGATTTCGCCAGTTCGTTTATCCACTTTAGTAGTGGTGTAGTCCGCGTCATCTGCTCTTCTGTACAGTAATGCACCTTCTGGTCTTGACGGATCATAATCTGGCTTGCCTTTCAGATTAACATGGGGCTGTCCCTGTCTCTTATCAACATCCACTTCTCCTTTAGCTCTGGAAATAAGAGTAGATGCTCCGCCAAATCTCAGATGGCCGGTCGAATCATAGTGTGCCTGGTATTCTTTTTTCAAAGCTGGAATATTGTTATCTATCTCACTCTGTTTATAGTCCAGATGATGTTTCTCCGCGTCGATAACAACCATTGAATGGCGAACCGCTCTTGCCATCTTATTATCATCTGCTCCAGCAAGGGTCATGTCTGTGATAAGATTACTGATTTTACCCATTTCAGTATCGGTCTTTTTCAAAAGCTGATACTCATGCCCACCACGATAGTAATGTTCTTTTCCTTCGTTATCGACTCTTTTCTCTCCACCGTACTCCATTTTGGGGTCGAATCCAACAAGCCCTTCCAAAGCAGGACGAGAAGCAATCTTCACCTTACCAGCTTTATCATGGGTAGGAATGCACATTGCTGTATCACCATCGAAGTCTGCCCCAGATAATCGTTCGGCAACTTTGCTATTAATACCAACAGCATCAATTGAAGTTTTACCGATCATTTCGATGGCTTCTCTATTCTTATTGTTTACGGTAAGAATAGGTATCTCAAAAGTCCCTCCGTGCGGAAAACGAATAAGCGCAAGTTTACTTCCATCCGGATACCCAGGAGCGTATACTTCTTTATCTGACATAGTAGTAAGCGGAAGTATGACATGATATTTCTGTCCAGGAAGAGCAGCCGCTTTCAAATGCACAGCCGCAGAGTCACATGACTGAGCAAACTTCTCCAAATAATACTTCTTTATAGTCGGGTTCGTGAGAGCATTAATCTCAGCAAACTCCTCTTTCTTATCTGCTTTAGCAATACCAAGCTGCTTCTCGGCCATAGCCTTGGACTGTTTGGACAAGAACTGGGATGGTAAAGAATCTTTCCATTCGGTCCAATCACCCTCAGCTCGTGTCTTGTTAATTAAACCAAGTTTCTTTTCGCCTTTTTTATCAGTATACCAATACTGTCCACCCTGATCTTTCTCTTTAATGGCTGCACCAAATGGGTTATCTGGATCGTTCTTAATATCTTTCAGAACATCAAGTTTAGAAACGCTCTTAGATTTGTTGGTGTTAAATATAACATCCACACCTGCCGGAAAGTCTTTTGGATCACCGTAAACAGCCATTCCTTTGATGTACTTCTTTCCATCAACCATGATTCTGACCTGGGAATATCTGGATTCACCAAGAGACAAATCAGCAACACCAGGACGGAGTTGAACTAAACCATCCCTTTCCAATCCGCCTTCTTCTGCATAGCGGATTTTCAGTCGTTTAGAATCCATACTTTCTGGGTAATGAAATTTCTTTTCGTATGTGTTTCCGCCGTCTCTTGAAATATAATCTTTAATGGTATGAATCTTGTCCAAATCATAAATGGCATTATGAGGAGTGTCTGGTTTACAGAGCACTCGTTGTGTTGTCATCTGGCCCTTGTTGGTCACCTGCGCAAAGCGACCACCGTAGACTTTGTATCCACCCTCAGCCTGTAAGATGAAGAGAGCCTGATCTAACTTCTCTTTTGAAATGTTTAATTCGCGATCGACGCCAGTCCCGACATCAATCATACCTTTCTCATCAACATGTTTCTTTAACATCTCGGCAGTAGCTCTTGCCTGTTTCATTCTGGATTCCGAATTTGGGTTCAGGTATGATCTGACCGTAGATTCATTGACACCTAATTGTCTTCCGATTTCAGTTGCACTCACTCTTTTTTTCTTCAGAGCTTGTGCTCTTGCCACGTCATATCCACGACGCTCATCCTTGGCGATAGCGTACACAGTTCGGAAATCAGTAGAAGAATATCCAAGAGACTTTGCAATAGCATTATCGCCAGTATATTTCTTTCCAGTCTGCGGGTCAGTATAGGTGAATCCGTTCTTTCTCATCTGTTCGACACGACCTAAGAAATCCCTACTGGACTGAAATGGCTCTTTACCAGATCCCCAAGGATATCTACCGGATCTTCTAGGCATACCGTAATGCTCCAAATATTCCTCATCGCTCATAGATCCGCAACCAAAATACGAATCTATCTCTTCAAGTATGGAACTCATATCACACCTCCTGCAATCTACTCTTTTCTATAAGTTCATCGAAATGAATAATAGTGTCCATAATGTAGGAAATCTTTTCTGGATCAGGATGATGTACCAGAACTTCATCCTGTTTATACAAACGGAGTTCGATATCAATCGCACTAGGCTTATATTTATACTCCAAACAGAACAGAGCTGCATATACTTCCAATTGTTCAATATGATCTTCAATTTTTCCGGTTTTGCCTGTCTTTAAATCATGTATTCGTAATATGTTATTTCTGAAGCAGATAGCATCGGCTGTTCCGAAGAAATTATTTGAATAGTATAAGACAACCTCGGTATCCATCTTGAAGCCTATCGCATCGTTCACATATGCGTATATCGTCTTCTTTGATCGAGGCTGCTTAATTCCTAAATCAATCGTGTCTTTAGCCCAAGCGTGAAGCTTAGTGCCGATTTCTTTATCTTTCAGATTTTCAAATACAGTGAGTAACTTGTCGTCCGAATATCTCAGCCATGCACTTGAACTTGCAGAAAACGGTGCATGAAGTCCGCTAAGATTCGAATGCTTGATGAAGTTCATCTAATACTTCCTCCTTGTTCTCTGGATATATAAATTTTGAAAATGACATATTATCCATTTTTTCAACGTAATAATCCTGATTCGGTCGATGTGGAGCTGTAGCGCTCTTTTTGACTTCAAGAGCAGCCCACTTGTCTTTATACAAAACCAATAAATCAGGAATTCCTTGAATATCAGCAGAATCCAATTTTGTTACAATACAACCCGGAAATCTGCTTTTTAATTCTTTCTTCAAGTCAGCCTGAAATTTATTTTCTTTCATGGCAAATCCCTTTCTTTTATAGAGTGGACCTTGATGGGTACGATCCATCGACATCCCGGTTATGAGCCGGACGCTCTAACCAACTGAGCTAAAGGTCCAAGAAGACCCGGAGTCCGAAGAACATCCGAGTACGTTCCAAAATATAAAAGACAACGAACCAGCGTAAATCGCTAATCCGTCATCTTCTCTCTATAAAAGTGTATGTAATTTTCGCACGTAATCTTTTGGGGCACGTTCGTAACATCAGGTAATTAACTTGAAATGCCTCTCTTTATACTCTCTATTATTACGAGCTGCTCTAAGCACGCTCTTATGATCACCCTCAATATTTCTTGCACATTCTCTAGCCGATTGAAATTCTTCGCCAGATTCCAAAACTTCAATTCGCTGTCCAGGACGTCCTATAATATCTAGTGGAGGATCTGAAGAATATCGTCCTCCCGAAACGACGATATGATAACCATGACATGTGTTGAATCCTGTTTCTCCTCTAACGACTTTTCCCAACCATTTAGCGTCAACATTCAGTCTGTTTGCGCATGCTTGTATAGAATTAAACTCCTCGCCAGTTTCGACAATTCGAACCGGAATACCGTCTCTTTTTGTATCAAATTCGTTCACAAGAAATATCACTCCTTTCGTGGTATAGCCAAAAAAAGAGCGCCTGTAATTCAAGCGCCCTGATTTAGAATATAAAGTTTTTATTTCTTTTTACCTTTTCCGAATACCAGAAAATGTGTAGCGACGTTTGCGTCTGGGTCAATTCCATTAGAAATTATTCTTTCGCCTAATGTCCCGAGTTTTGTAAGCTCTATACCGGCGGTGTCGACTACTGCAAATACTGCTGGTTTGTTTCCGTAATAATCCTTACAATCGAGTAATAATGTATTCACAATTTTACTTTTAAGTACAACATTACGTTTACAGCAATATCCGTATCCAGCACCAACACCGCCCACAAAAGCAGCTACCGTGACAACTCCACCAACAATTTTCCATTTGTGTTCCCCAACAAACTTACTAATGTTTTCTTTCTTCATCTTTCAATCCTCCTGAAATATAAATGTAAACCTTATGGTTCCATAATAGAACTTGTAAATATCACGAGCCACTTCCACATCATTCAACCATACTGTATGTAGGAAGTAAATCAGAATACTCGCATTGCAGAGCATAGCAGAGATTCATAAACGTTCTCATGTTCGGCATTCGCTGCTTATTCAAATATCTACTCAACGCAGCCTCTGTAATATGAGCTTTTTTCGCCAACTGTCTTTGACTGATTCCGACCTCGTCCATAATATCGCTAAGGTTGTCTGCAAAAATACAAATGAACTCAACTTCGCTAATGCTGTTTCGCATAAAATTCCTCCATTTAGTTTTTGGATATCCAATATTATCCAAGCGGTAAGGGGTAGCAAAAGTCTTTATATATTTTATTTTTTTCTCACGTAATAATAAGGGGGTTACCTCTTGGATAAGTGGATATCCAACAATTATCCCATTTTTAGTCCAAAATAGCCCTAAAATGGTGTTTTTTGACGATTTTGACCGAGTTTTTGGATATCCATTAATATCATTATCATTTTCTTCTATTTCTGGATATCCAATAATTCCACCATTTTTCGATAAATAATTGAAAATTTTCAATCCTTTTCTCAAGACTTCTGCCTTAGACAAACCTTCCTTTTCCGCTAATTTTTTTAAAATGTAATTCTCCTCCTGCGACAGTCGAAGTCGATACTGTTCACATTTACCGTTAAATCCTTTCGGTCTTCCCACATTCTATCTCCAAACCTTTCCGTTCGTCTTATCCTGAAGCACCACACGCCCCTGGATAACAAAACCATTCATTGCACAAATATTATGCAAATCTCTCATAGTCTTTTTAAATCTACGATAATCAATCTCACGATCAGCTCTGTTTATCGCTCCACAGGCTGTAGGATCATCAAACCCCTCACTGTTTCTATTACCGTGTCTTCCCATTTCTTTTCTTCCTTTCTTTTAAATGATCCAGAGAATCCAAAGCCCGATCACCAATAATATCCAGAATAAGATACTAATCAATAAGTCTAACATCATAATTTATTCTTTCATTCCCTTTCCTTTAATATATCTGTGCCAAGAAAATTTTTTATCTTTCCAAGACACTCATCACACAAATCAATTCTACTACTGTTGAAACCTTCAAGGGTCTCGAAGCGTAACCCAATTACAGTTCCCATAACCAAGTTATATCTATATTTCTTATTCTCATCATAATACTTTCCACACCTGTCGCATTTTCTTGCTATTGCCATTTTCAAATACTCCTCCAAATATCAATAATAATTTTAATTGTCCATGACACCGCAACTGCCATCAAACATATTAACAACATCCCGAGCATGACATCAATTAAAAAATCAAACATCCTCACACCATCACTTTCTCAGCCTTTAACCGGACTCCGCCATATTTCCAAAGCTTATCCTTAATCTCATCCAAGCTCAGCTTACCGTCCTGCCATGCTTCGTAATATTCGATAACCTTATCTGTGAATCCCGGTAGTTTTTGCGCATAAGACTTCTTCCAATACTCATCCATCAAAACACAAAGAGGTAGTCCAAGAAATAACGCAAGCGCAGTGTTGATTGCTTCATCTGCCGCCTCTCGCTTTGCTTCAGATATCTGTTTCTGCACAAGACTATTCACCATTTGATCCAGCTGAGCCTTAGTGAGGTTATATGTGATTGTGTGCTCTTTCTCAGATTCTCTTTTCTGTCGTCGCATTTCAGCTCTGGTCATATTAAAAGCCTCCGTTCAACAAATAAAAGCCAATCTCGATAAGAGCCGAAATAAGCATATATCCTAAACCAGTCCTAATTCTTTCGTTCGCATCTAGCTCTATCCCTACAATAAAAATAACGGACCAAATGATTCCAGTCCAGACTAGATATAATCCAATTGCTTTTGTCATCACATTTTCCTTTCTTGTTCAAGAAATTCTGGCACTCCAAGATTAAAGAAAGTACCATCTTTATAAATCCAAAAAGTACCGGTTTTCCTACTATATTTATATATCTTGTCAGTGAGAAAATCTTCCTCCGGTGTCGCCTCCATGATAGTTTCTTTCAAGATTCGCTCCAAATCTTCCGGAGGATATAAACTATCTACACTATGTATCATTGCTTCATGGATACTTGTGAATACTACATAAAAGTCTCCATTAAGCAAATGGGCTAATCTTTGAGCTACGCCTGGCAAAAATATTGCGACTCCTCCATTTGTTTTTCTTACGGTGCTAAGACAATTTCCAACCTCATAATTATCTATTTGAAAATCATTATTCAAATCCATAAAGCATTCACCGCTGTAATCTGGATTGGATAACATTTCTTCCCATAAGTAAATACGAGGAGGAGAAATGAAATAGGTATTCAGAAGCGCCGTATCGAATACTGTCTCTGCGCTCAGTCCCCACTCATTCAGATTCTCTCGTCGTATTTTCATACTGGCGATCCGGTTTTCCGCCTTTCCCACTTGCATATACAACACCAACGCAATTTCCCCAATCACCTTGTATACGGCTTTGGACAGTTCTTTTTCATAGAGTTTTCTATTAAGAGGGCGGATGAATAAGTCCCCTTTTATTTTCTCATAATCGTTCAGATTCTTTGTCCTCTCAAAAAATCCAGCTGCTCTTAATTTCAACACCTCTCCCGCCACTGTGCTTGCGATTGTTTCTACTGAAACACCATCTTCGTAATCTTCAAAAAGTTCCTCCGTGTGAATTCCACAGACTTCTTTTCCTGCCGCTGAAGCTCGGACTTCTACAAACAGTCGATCCCCATTAGGAGTCATTCCATTCTCATCTCGCTCTTCAAAGTAGATTTGTTTCTCGCCAAGTCCAAGACACTTCATCAATTCGTCTCTCAAACAGCCTACAAATTCTTCATACTTTTTGTTCATACAAAAAATCCTCCTTTTCGTGGTGTGAAATTAAAAATAGAGCCACAGTATTTCTACCGTAGCCCTATTCGAGATCTGAACTTCAGTTTGGACTTTACTTCTCCTAACCCAACAAAGCCGTATCAATAATCTGGAAATTTGCCCGGTGGATATAAAGAGCCTTACCATCAATCATTAATTTCGTCATCTTTGGTAAGTCGTCAGGAACTTTCCAATACACTTCGTCCCCAGAATATGCAGTAATCGGCTGTCCGAGCTGTGATTTGATAACCACGACCCTTGATTTTCCGAAATAATTTTTATATTCATTAATGATTCCGGAAACGAAGGTGTTGTCTAACAGTGCCCCATCGGTGTGACTATAAATATCACTCTGGGTGAAATCAGCGTCCGGTATCAGTCCATCCTGCTCGAATATACAGGTGTCACCACAGCTCTGAATCTGCTCTCCATCAATATTAATTGTAATTACGGATGATATATCGTAATTTGTGATAATACTACCGCTACTGTCATAGCTCTTGGATTTAACTTTATTGCCTTTCACATTAATCTTGTCGCCCACGGTGGTCATTACTTTATTTCCGTAGTTATCATATGTACGGATAGTGTAACCATTACCGGTAAGATTCCCCTGAATCTCATTAATTGTATCTTCTAATGCCGCGCACCCAGTAACTCCGATAGTCAGGCAGATACATAACATAGCCGCAATAATAATTCTGAATTTTTTCTTCATAGTACTTCATTCCTCCATGCGATCAAAAAAGTAATAATATAAACGCATATAATACAGTGAGTAAAAACACAGCCCACCACTGCCAAGTGGTTATAGCGTATCCCATACTATGTATAATAATGCTTTCTAATGCCAAAACCAAACCACCAATAACTGTTTTCATAGTCATTGCTACTCCTTATCGTATCTTCTATCAGCTGGTATCGCTCGTCTTGCATCAGCCTCCATCTCCGCTATTGTTATTAACTGATCTGGATGTATTTTAGCGTATTCAGCAGTGCCATGTGCTTCCAAATTTCCTTCCTGAGCTCTTCTTTTATCGCCTCACGAGAGTCTACGGTAATCAACTCATTATACGGAAGACTCTCGATCCACTTACAAACCTCTCGCCATTCATCCAGCTTGTGATTCTTCCGCTGTCTGTAGATATTCGCTAGCACCTCATAGTTCAGCATAACGTTACGAGTCTGGTTATAATTACTCGGAAGAAGCTGAATCATCTGCCACCAATATGTTTTATCTCTGGTTTTTAAATATAACTCACGAAACATATTTAGGTTTTTGATCGTGGTTTCCATCATATCCTTAGCAGAATATATGCGGGTTGGAATAGATTCATCAGAAATAAGATGCTCTGTAGAGAAATCCTCAAGAGTAAATTCTTTTTCAGCAATTTTGTGCATCGTACTACAGGAGTTTGCAACAGTACCAACTTTATATGTATCAAATTCTTTCCACCAGTACAGCGGTGCCGTAATTCTCACATACACCGGCATCATTCTCATATACTTCCGATGCTCAGTATCTGCATTGGATAAGCGCTGCATGAGCGAGTGGTCGTTAGATCCAAGTTTTTCATCTTTTCTAAAAAACGAATCTTTATCACATAAATCCCTTTGATTATCATAACAATTCACGCATGATTCATCAGAAAAACACGTATCACTCTTCTCCCAAGAATTCATAGGATTTCTCATTCCCTGAATAATAAACTCCATCTGCTCCGGACTTGCCAGAACCACATTTTCTAATTTAATGCTCATTCACAATATCCTCCCAGCTCAATTTCCACAAGTTTGTCAGCTTCGATTTCCAGAATATCCACGTCGACATCTGATAAATTCTCAACTACAGCTCTTTTGTTACTAGATCTTTAGCCACCTCAGCAGCGTCTTTTTCTGTATAAACACCGAAGATTTTTTCGATATGACCATAACCATAATCGTTATAATAAGTATTTCCATGAACTACATATAAGATCACTTCTTTTCCTCCTCTACAAGTTTTCTTATAACAATGCCTTTCTCCGCATATCTCATGCCTTCCCAGACATTCAACAAATCAAAGAAATCTTTGAGACTGATTTTTCTCTCCGCGAGTTCCTCGATGAAATCTTTATTGTTCGTCATTATTTACAAACATCCTCCACTCTTAATATCTCTACAATTTTCAGCACATCCTCTATCCTGTTAAGTTCTACTCCTCCGACCTTGGCAGCACTCATTGTCAGCATTGCACGACAATCGTCATCTCCAGCAATCCAAAAGTCTGGTCTCAAACCTGCCAATCTATTCCAACTCCCATATTTACCGATAATAAGTACAGGGCAGATTAGGCCGTCCGATATTTCTATCACATCTCTACGTCGTTCTTGTCTAATAGGAATCATACTAGATAAACATGAAAGTTTCGAATAAAGTTCTTCCGCCCAACAATCGTGAACGACTATTTGTATCGTTTTCATTTCCGTCACCCCTTTGAATAATATTTATAATCATTGCTGAGACATGAATAAGCAAAAAAAGCACATTCCTCTAAATTCACAAATATTACATTTTTGATTATTGGACATGGCGATTTTGATTATCTTAGATACTGATTCTTCGTCTAATTTAATCATTTCTCGTCTCCTTTCTGGAAACATAATATTCCGCACTAGATGGCACTAATGTGATAGATATAGACACCAATTCAGCGGAGTCGATAACTTTTATACCGTATTCCATATGACTTTTAACCGCACGATAATATCCACCACATCCAATCTTATCGTCTTCAAGTAATTCTAAGGCATCATCCATTCCGCTTTCAATTTCTGCCAAAAGTCCTTCTTCATCTTTAATAACTTTCGCAATACCAATGGGATGTGACTTATCAAAATTGAAGAGCACAAAGACTTTGCTTGGGATTTTAATAGTTGCTGATTTTGAAAATTGGACACCATTTTTATCAATAAGATTATATTTTAGAAACCGCCCAGATAACCGAATCATTCACAATACCCTCCTAAGTTAACATCCACGGCTGTATCAGACTCATCATCATTACTTTCTACTATTTTTAAAATATCAATGATTTTTACCACGTCTGTGACATGTTTAAGACCCACACCATCAACCGCAGTTGATCTCTCGGATAAATATGTTTCTGCTTCTTGACTAGAACAGTTATAGAAATCCGGATACAAACCTTGCGTTTGCCGAAGCGAGCCATACATTCCTCTAATCATAATTGGATGAGATACCTTTTCTCGTATCTCAATCGTATGGGTTCGTCTATTGTACTTGTATGGAATCGTTAATTGCTCAGAAAGGGCTTCAAATACAATGTGAATGTCAATTTCCTTCCGTCTATGGATTATTATGTTAATCATCTCTTTTTGTTTCTCCTTTCTGGTCGGGAATTTTTGCAGTAAGCAAGTCTACAATATCCGCCCATTCCATTTCCCATGAAATCTTTTGTGGCTGGATTCCAATGACGACATTTTAAACACTTTCCGCTTGGTTGAAATAAGTTGGCAGCGATTCCAATATTACTCATATATTATTATCCCTTTCTTTCTGAGGTTGATATGCGCCTAATTAAGAGCCATGCATATCTGAACATTTCTAATAGAACGTTTCCCGTGATGCCTACGATAATTATTTGTGTCGAATATCAGACAATTTTGTTCATACATCCACTTATTGCCATTCTTTCTTAATTTATACCAGCCATGTGGCATTTTATATTTTTTTCTTATCCTCATCACTCATTTCTCTCTTCCGGATCGAGGCTCATAATCTTTACAACCCTTAACTTTCTTCTTTATGACCCTGCCGTAATTAGCATTGCACCAGATTCCATTATGATTAATGGACGATTTGGTTTTATGATCTGTGCAGTTATGGCGACAGCTATGGCATAACGATTTACTCATCTTGCTTCTCCCTTTCTCTTTCTCCTTTGGTTTTGAGTTGTATTTTAATTCCATCATTATTCAATGTCGATATAGATTTAACTTCAGTATCAAGTAACACTTTGTCAATGATGCCGTTTGCATCGAGTGAAGGAGAAACAATAAGAGCTGGAACGGGACCAGTCATAATGTACACGTTAGATCTACAACATGATAATAAATCTTTTAATTTAATCATTCTATGTATCCTCCTAATTTTTCGTCTATACGTGTGTCTTCAGGTATCTCTACGATATAAAACTCGACTTCAGATCTATCGTTGAGTTCTGTAAACCTAGATTGTTGATCTTGTTCGAAGTATTCGTCTTCTGCCTGTTTCTTTACTTTCTCAGCCATTTTACGCGACGAAAAAACACCGAAAATATGTATTTCTTCACCGTATCCGCCAAACCACGTATTCCCGTATACCAAATATAATTTTTTCATATGAAATCTCCTTTATTCATACCTACCGATTTCTCCTTTCTGGTCGTGGGTTTTTACAGTAGTTAAATCTACACCGACCACCAGTAATAATCCCCATAAAGTTTTTTCTAGCGGACTCCCAATATCGGCATTGTAAGCATTTTGCATTTGGTTGAAATATATTATAAAGTTATCCCAATATTACTCACTCACATCTCCTCCACAATATTTTTAAATATATGAACGTAATATGTTTTATCGCCTATAAGAACAACATCCCCATCAAGATCACAACCTGATATTTTTGCGAGTTCAATGATTTCATCTTTATCCATTAGCGTATAGCCCCCAATCGAATCTCCTCTCCATATTCCGGACATATGATATGATCGTGGTAATCGTTAACAAATTCGAAAGCCGTCTCATTAAATTTTTTACTAGCAGCTTTTTTCACATCTTCTTTCTCATAGCTCAACAAAGCTCCACAGTTCATGCATTCTATATTTCTACGAGACCTTGGTTTAATAACTTTAATCATCTTTTTTATTTCTCCTTTCACATTTTGGGTTCTGCCCGATAACAAAAACTGTTGTCATATGCAATGATATTACATCCCCATAAATCGCAAGGAATTGCTCTCGGAACATGATCATTATCCGATGTGAATCCTCGACAATGTATACAATCTATGCAATAACATTTTGCTAATGGTTTCTTTTCAAATCTGTGAGTGATTTCATATTCCCGCTTCATTCTATGTTTTGTTATTCTAATGTAATCTCGGATGTCCTCGATAATAATCAATAAGAACATTCCAATGGTAATAATAATTGCAAAAAACTCCAACCACAGCAAAAACATTAACAATGATATCTTTCATTTTGTCTCCTCTTTTCTCATCTTTTCTCTTTCGGCATCAATCTTACCATCATCATATCCAGCCACGTATCCTAATCTGATTTTGGGGTCTTTAAAGATAATATCCGCTCCTCTGGATTTTCGGATTAACGTAATTGCATCAATCAACTCCTGCTTATCAATTTCAATCTGGTAAACATTTGATGTAAAATCACTAATTGTCTGAAATATAAATTGTTCCTGGGTTTCTTCGAATTTCATCACAATCTCACTAATCAGTTCATCACAGTGATAATTAACATTCATCCCTACTGATTACTCCTTTCCCTAGCCAGCTTCACATCAATCGCTTTCTGCATTTCTTCCGGTGTGACATTGAAAATGGACTCAAGAAGTTTTAACGAAATATAAACGTCCGCCATCTCTTCTAAGAGTCCATATCTATCATCATACCCTCTGATTTGCTTACTTATCTGCTGCTGAAGTTCTGCCATTTCCTCCATGCAAATAGTAGACTTGGTCTTCCAGTGCTCACGTTCTACACTACGTTGGATAATCCTTTCTCGTTCCATAGGTGACAACACAATATGCCAGTTCATTCCGGATATAAATTTTTCTTTCTGCATTGTTTTATCCTCTTCTTTTATGATGTTTGATTACACTGTATATAAATAGCGGAGGTCCAATTAATATCATACTTAGCACCGTTACGATAAGAGTAAAGTTGTCAAGACCGTCGAAGTATCCATCTGATTTATCCGAATAACAAAATCCAACACCTAAAAGCGTGCCAGTTATAACCCATAATAATACGATAATTTTGATGATCAACATCTTTGCTCTCCTTATCTCATATGATTATAAAATCCTCTGCTAACAAACAGCACGCCCTTGATAAAAGCGTCGTTTGCTTTGGGGTTCACAGACTCTAAAATCTCTTTCATATTCTTACATACTTTTGTCATCGCACAACAATATCCGCAAGCAAACGTACATCCAAAAAATAAGATGGATAATGCAATATAAACAATTGTATTCATTTTTCATTCTCCTCCAGAAATTTCTGTAACTGCTCCATAACATATTTCTTGCCAGCTTCGAAACCGGTATTATAAGCAGCTGTGACTACATCCGTGGAACTGTCTAATATTTGTAAAAGAAACTCGCCGTATGTCATCACTCTATTTCCTCATCATTAATAATTTCGTCGTGCGCCGGTAGATGTCTCCATGTTAAAATCCGAACACCGTTTACTTTATCTTGATTCATAATCTGATTACAAATAGCCTGGAGCTGTCCAGCAGCCTGAATACCTCCATCAACTTGAACGACTCTGTTACCGATGCCGTTCTCAGTCATATATAAAACATAATAAGTCATTTTCACTTTCATTTGTAATTCCTCCCCTTCTTCTCTAAGTTATCAAAAAAATAAGCGATTCCCATTCCCATAAACATGCAGCCAACAGTTGCTAACACGCCAAGAATTCCAACTTTAATAACAAATATCAGTGTGCTCAATTGTTACCCTCCATTTTCTTTAGCATTTTTATTTTCTTTAGCATTTTTACTCTCTTAGGATCTTCTACATACTCTACTGGCTTATGGGAATATAAATTCTTCGGCTCTGCCAGACATTCGTTGCATGGATCGTCAATATCTTCCTTATCAAAGTTCTCACAGGTTTTACAATATTTAGCAAAATCCACCTCTTTATAATCGTATTGCATAAAATCATCCTTTCCAAGACAAAAAGAAGAGACCCGATTTTCTCGAATCCCTTCCGCTGTTAAAATTACTTAAAGAATTGTTCCATTACATATTTTCGATACTTTCTAGTCACCTCATAAACCGCATACTCTGTTGTGAAGCCATTAAGTATTCTATTTGAAAAATCCGTAAATGATACGCCAAAATTATTTCCGTCCTTTCTTTTGATTTCAACAACCAGACTGTCATTTTCGTTAACCTTTACAAATATACCGCCTTTAATGACTCCTTTGAGTTTTTCGTATAAATGGTTACTAAACAAGCATTCGTAATCTAACATGCATCTGTTCCTCCTCGCATTTTTCTCATAAGAGGAACTGTTTTCTACGCGATTACTCTTCATCATAATCTTCCACCTTAAAACCAAAACACCATTTCATCATCAGTTTCTGAAACCAGTTGAAATGATGTTCTACTGTAAAAATAAGTGATTTAAAATCGCTTCCAATACTGATTTTTGCTCCGTTTTTAATTTTGTGCATTTTAATGACCATTTCCATTCTTCTCCTCCAATGCTTTAATTGCCTTATGCAAAGCCAGACTAAATGTGAATCTAATCATAGATTTCATATCCGCCCTTGGTGCTGGTGTATTTTTTATCATATTCCGTAGAATATTAGCTGCTTCTTGATCTGTCATAGCCGTCTCGAAAAATTCAAAATCATCTTTACTTAATTCCATTTGGTAAATTTCCTTTCATTGAACTTCTTTTTCTTATCAAGTGCTTTGCTAATCGCCAGGTCAATGCCGCTTCTACTCTTCAGATGGTAGTAATATAAATCCTTAAACGGTGTATTCAGTCTGTCGATTCTGCCGCAAGCCTGTTCCATTACTTTGTAGCTGTAGTTTTGTGAGAAGAATATAATCGTGTCTGTTTTAATACAATTCCATCCCTCACACCCCGCAGTGTACTGAACCAAATACACCCAACGTTTGTTATCCGGAACGGGCATGTGAGCGTGTCCTGACCATTCAGCTACCTCGAAGCCGATGTATTCATCGTCACTAAAGAGATGTAACAACATATCACGCTCATAATCAAAATTGTAAAATATAATAGCCCTGGGAGTTTTCTCTAAAATCTCCATCAGAGCTATTACCCGAAATTCGTCCTCATTCACAATTCTTCTCAGTATGTAACATAGCTGAGATGCCTGACCAATTGGTTCATTTTTAAATGGGTCCCATCTGTTCCGGATTACGTCTTTGTATTTCGGAATATCATACTTACAATATACGTCCAAATGGTGTGGAACAGTGCTTCGTTCTAACTTGATATCAACAAGAATACTGTCCCGTAACCGAACAAGTCTTCCCGTATTCAAATACCGGTCTATCTGAGGGTATTTTGTGAATCTGGAATATACCACATGCTCTCTTATGAACTCCGTTTTATTTTTATAGAATCCGTTAGCGATGAATACCGGAATATAATCAGACCATGTGTCACCCGGAGTAGCTGATAGAATAATCCAATGGTTATGTTTAGATATTTTAAGAAAAGCTTTTACCCATGCTCCAGAACCACACACTCTATCCTCATCAAATATAAAGAACGCCCCCGTTATATCTGCGTATTTTTTGATGTTGTTCCAGGAATCCACCACAATACTCTGTCCCGGATACAAAGTATTTAACTCCGAGTTTGTCGACATACGATAATTTGAGATCTCTGAGTCCCATTCACAACTGTCTCTTTTCATAGCAGTCGTGATGATGTATAAATCCTGTGGTGGCTTTTTCATAGGTACAAAAGACTGATCTATAAAACTACCACCATTTTCTTTGAAATAATAATATAAACCAGTCCGTGATTTCCCTGTGCCAACACCGCCGTTGAGTATACAGCCGTTCTTCATTTTATTAACGGCATCCATCTGGCAATCACGTAGGAATTGGTTAGACATGATTTACTCCTTTTTCAGAAGTCCGCGTTCTTGTCCCAATATTGTTACTATCGTTCATGGTTGGTCTCATTTTATTCCTCCTACATTCGGTGTCTGGCATCATGAAGAATCCTCTGACGTTTATTCGGATCTGGTTCATCCTCCAGCCGCCTTATAACTTCTTTTGGATATAAAAGTTCCTTGGCCGCTGTAACATCTTCTCTCCATGACAAAACAGCACTTGGTTCTTTTACTTTGCCCCATTTAATCATCTTGACTTCCCTTCTTCAGTTCATACCCATCAATTTGTCCAATTGCCATTTTCTTTACGTTCTGAAGTAAGTCAATCATTCGATCAATCTCAGCAGTATCTCGAAAAACAATTGCCATTTGTTCTGGTGGCTCTGATGAATTCTTGGTAAACATGTTCAGTCTTGCCATAGTCGCACGATAACACTGGTTTGTAGATTTTATAGTAAACACAATATCGGTTGTTTCATCTGCATTTTTATTTCCACGAGTTCTAATCTTCATCTTCCATTTCCTCCACAACAAAACCATCTTCAACTTCCGCAATATATTTTTTATCAGGGAATTCATTAACAGTCATCTTAGGACCACATGCAAGAAACAACATAGCAACGGTCAATTCTGAATCATTGAACCTTTGCTTATAACATTCTTTGATTTTTTGATAAACAGAAGGTGTTATGCAAATTTTTCGGCAGTCAAATTTGTGCTTTTCATCATCATACGGTACATCATAACCGAGATGTTTCGCTACGTTTGCATAGAACTTATCCAGTGGACAGTAGCATTCTTCCTCTTTTAAAAAGATAGTCTGCATCATAATATTCCTTTCTCCATAAAACTTATGTATATACCATCTCCGAGAATTATTGAATCAACAAACGGAATATCTAACAATTCACCAAGTTTCTTTAATTCATTACTCACATTTAGGTCTTCTTTACTTGGTGTAGGATCACCAGATGGATGATTATGAACCATTATCATTTTAGCGGCATTGGACAGCAAAATTTTTTGTGCTATACCACGTCGGTCTACGAGACATGTATCGTTGTTCCCAATTCCGATTTCAAAAAAAGCCTTTAACCTATATTTCATATCAACACTCAATAAAAACACATGCTCTTCAGAAAATCTATCCCATTTCAAAGTACAACATAATTGATATATTTTTTCACTATTGCTAAAGTTGTTTTCTATTTCTGGGATATACTTCGAAAACACCAGATTCAGCATGACGAATCCGTTTTCATTGAGCCTCGTTTCATATTTTCTTACATTCATCGTTTTCCTTTCATAGAAATTAAAGAGCCTTAGCTATTTCTAGCCAAAGCCCTTTTTACAGTAAACAATTCCACAGTTAAGAATCTTCTGAGTTATCATCTTCGTAATCGAGACCATATTTTTTACAGCATTCCTTAGCTCCTTTTGAACCTTTTTTAGCCTGTTCGATGAAATATCTGTCCCCTAATTTACCCATAGCTCCCAGTGCGACATAGTATATAAAATCTCCCAATTCTAAGCCAAGTTTGATTCCCATCCCAACTTTTAACGCTGTTTTTAATACTCCTTTTGCCTCATAAATTACTATCTGATGATTATTCATTTTAAATCCTCCTTATGTATATGATTGTTTTCCATTAGAGAACTTGTTTTTATCGCGTATCACTCTTCTGGACTTTCTTCCTCAGCGTATCTCGCGGCAAAACGATCAATGTTCTGAGTTACCTCCATAGCTGATAAATATGCCGCACGACCGTTCTTTCCGCCAAATTCCCAATCGTATGGACGAATATCCATGTTCACACTCTGAATATCAATCTCGTCGAGCATAGCAATCATCTCCTCGTCGATAAGATTATGTGCGTCCCCTGTGAGAAGATAAACTTTCGGACCACGAGCATTGAATTTCACTTTGATTGGAAGATACATGAATGGACCTTCTTCCTCGTCTCTTGGCGGATTGACTTTTACATTCCAGCCTTCGTTGGTTAATCTCTCAGCAGTCTCCTCGTCTGGAATAACCATAGCGAAATTTCTATCACCCTCTCTGTTATACTGAGACGGAGCGCCTGCAAAGTTTCTAAAGATGATTCTTGCACCATCTACTTGAATGTTACCATTGTTTAAAAATCTTAATTCCATTGTTTCTATCTCCTTTTGATATAATATTTTCTTATATATTTCTTTTGATAATGAATACCGTCATCTGTGTCCAAGTAATCGCCAACAATGCGATAATCAATAAGTCTTCTAAAACCTAACTCGTATAGTAATCTAAGCAACTATTCCTTCCTCCTGAATAAATATAAAAGAAAGAGCCTCAGCTATTTCTAGCCAAAGCTCCACTTCTTTTAAAACAGTGGTATCAAACCCTCGAATATAATTTTGATATCATGTTCGTTAATTGGAATTAGTGTAAATGATATGTTCTTTTTCTTCCATACAAACCTCTGTCCTTCAATAGTTCTTGGAAAACCCAACCCGTCAAAAGCATCGTTCAATGACACCCATGAGCTATGTTCCAATCTACTTTTTAGATTGTTTTCTACGATTTGAATAAACATTACATTTGCTTCCCGGCTGTTTGTCCAATATGGAACATCTTTGTCATATACCCTTTCTATTCGTTTCATAAAAATATCACTCCTTTCTCGTAATAGAGACTGTATTTTACGCGAACGGAATTTCTTCTGGCGCATCTTCTGGAATGTTCATAAAATCCTCAAGTCTCGGTGGTGAGGTATAGGGGTCATCAGATACGAACCATTCAAAGTCACCGTACTTGGATATGGCTTCTACCGCATCATCCACAAGTTTATCATAGAATGAACGGTCAATAAACTCGTCATTTCCGCCGTTAAACATGACATCGGACTCCAACCAACGGTACCCAGTGGTTCCAGTTGCTGCGTAGTATTTACCTTCTTGTTCTCTTACAAGAACTCCGCCACCTTTACCAGTTTTAACCGGACAGAACTCCCCAACCTTTCCCACAAAGTGATAATCATGACCTTCTGCTATTTTTTCAGCAAGCTCTGTAGCTTCGGGTTCGAATAGTGTATCAGACAATTTGCCTTTTTTGTAATCGTTCTCGATCTTCTCCAAACGCTTCTCATATCCAGATACATCTGGAAGTTTCTCATTCATATCCAAATATAAAGCTGATTTTACAGAGAATGTTTCGCACATATCCCGAATGTCGACAGGTTCTTTGCTAAATAATGTCTTAAATACATATGGTACCGCAAACTGCTTACCTGTAGCTGTCCATGGGTCTTTAATGTGATCCGCATTGTCTCCTGGAATATATCCATATAACTGCTCGCATTCTTCTGGCTTTTTGTATTTGGCAATATAAACCGCGTTATTCACAAGGCACATACGGTCATAGGTCGCCTCGTGTTCGAATGTATATCCATATCTCTTACCAAAGTCCATAACAAATTTGATAATCTCTGGTGTGGCATCTGGAATCTTGATTGAGTCTGTCTTAATATGTGCAACAGTAAAACCTCGTTTCTGAACCTCATTCTTCAGATCTACCATGAACAGTGCGCCTCGTTTAGCCACAATGTTGTCCTTATTACGAATATCACGGAACGCATTGTCGAATTTGGCTGAAGTTAGGCCGTATACAGAGTTAATTGCTGTCTTTAGTGCATTAGCCAAATCCTTAGCTGTCATTTCACCATCAATTACCTTCTGGATATAAGGCGTCAACTTCCCGTCAAGCATATGATTGACCTCGTCCCAGGCTTTATGTTTTATACTCACACGACCCTCAACGATGTCACGGAACGCCTTGGTATATCTCACTCCAAATAAGACTTCAGCAATCGTACTGTGAGGATGCATGGAAGCAATGTCCAGCAACGCGACATTTCCATACGTACCAGGCTCTGCATATACATACCCACCTTCTCCGACTTCTTCTCCTCGATAGATTGAGACTCCGTTTTCGTATCTATATCCCGGAAAATACGGAAGTAATGACCCCGCCTCCCCATGGGTTTGACTCATCATTTCAGGACACGCTTCAGCAAGGAATTGATATGTATCCTCATCCAAGTCGAGCACTGGTTCTGCAAGATTCCGATAATGGAACTCATTCTGAGGGTTCTTATTATTTCCAAATATAAATTTTGTTGTGAGCGTATTTGTGGTGTCATTCACACTCATCCCTGCGAGATCTGCCAGAATCTGTCTTGCTGTCCAATCTGATTTCAAATAATAAAAGCCCGCCTCAGTAGCAATAACATCGTCATCGCAATACTCAGCAACCTCTTGCCATCTTGATTCTGGAACTGGCTGATCCCACGGAAGTCCAAGCTCATGATGTTTAATGCCTTTCAGCATCTCTCTTAGATCATCGTCCATCTTAGATTTTGGATCGTTTGCAACATTACTCATCTCAATCTCAAGTTTTTTCAGACTCTTTTTATTACCAGCTGAGGCGAAGTCGTAGACATCCGTATAAGAAAGATTGTATGCCTCGCCGAATGTGTACTTTTTTTTTTCGCCTTTTTTTGTGTTGATGATATGCTGGGAAAGTTCATATATCTGCTGATTGTCATAACCGAGCATGCAAGCATAAAGCATGTGATTATCGTACTGTCTGCAGTTAAATCCAATCAGCCTGTATTTTATAAGCTCTGCGATATCTGTTGGTCTTGGATTGATAAGTCTGACAATAGGTTTATCTTTTCCTTGAAATTTCCAATTTACAAGAAATAGATTAGGAAATACCTCACAATCAAAAAATATAATAGGCTTTTCTACATCGCCTGTGGTATTGGGAGCAGCTTCTTCAGACTTGAATTTCATTTTAGACACAAGCTTGATACAAAGGTCAGACTGATTTGAACTTTGGGCTGCGAAAGCGTACACAGCGTTCTTCATATCGGATACATCATAGCTCATGCCGCTGTTGTAAGCATCTTCAAGTACTTTATAAATGAAGTCCACGTTCGGTTTAGTCCCCTGGGGATGAACTTCTTTTGCTAAGCACTTCTTTATAGTTGTTCTCAGTCCCTTTTCAGACTGAATAATATCTGTACTTATCATTTTTTCCTCCTTCATTGGTAAACCTGAACTGATTGTTGCTATCAACAAAGAATTACATAAAGTAAGTTTTCTTCTGAGTGAGCTGTTGCCAGTAAACACTTTGATCTCAATGTCTTTGTCGTATATTCTGGAAAGCTTAGATACGTCCCCTTTGTAAATATAATGAAGATGTAATCCAGCACCACCCTTACTTACCTCAGCATACGTAGCAGGCCATTTGCTGGCGGCTTCCAAATTCTTCTCAAGAGATTTGTTTCCATCCTCGTCTTTGAGATCGAAGTCGATTACGATCAACCATTCTGGAACTTTGACATAATGAAGCTTAGAAACATTCAGATCTTTGAGTTTGGTCTTGACTTTCGTCCATCCCTTTCTTGGGGTTTCGTCCGAGTTAGCGTACTGAGCGGGAGCGTCGCTACAGAGATCCTCGAAAGGTCCAATTTTTCCAACTTCAGATTTCTCAAGTTTGATCCATGAAGCTCTTCTGCTTTTATCATCATCTCTTACCTCTTTTACTTTTTTCTCAAAAATATCACTGCGAAAACCGCTATACACGTTCCTTGAACCGGCGCCATCATTAAAGGTCTCTGTGAACTCCCGAAAATAGTTCTTCAACTCCTCTTTAAATGTTCTTTGAGAAAATGGATACGGAACTCTTGCATCCTCGCAATAAACCTTATACATCTCCCACGCAGCTTTAAGAGTTGTTCTATCGTCCTTTTTGAACACGCGAAAAGAATCCACCACAAAGTTATAGAAGTCGTTAGATGCCCCCAACATTGCTATTGGTGTATAGTTGTCAAATGCGCCTGGATTCTCCAAATATACTTCCTTGCAATGGTATGCTATTCCTCCAAGTTCGAATGTCACCTGATCCATCGCTTCCTTATATTCTCTCGGATTGAGCTTGTTGCCAGATGGCGATACGTCAATAAGTCTTCGGATCAGACCAGACTTTCCATCTGTAATCTTTACCGGCTTATTAGTTCCCATAAATAGAAAAGCATTAAACCGGTTAGAATATGCAGATTTGAATTTCTCATTAACTGTCATGAGCTCGTGAGAAACAAGACTGTTTAATCGGGTGTTGTCTTCAATTCTTGATAGGTCGCCGTCATGCTGAATAGCGACCAGTGGATTGGTTTTGAATGCCTCTAACGCAAAAGAGTTATTACTCGATCCCAACGCCTTAGCATCAAATACCGAATAATAACCCTCAAACAAAGCTTGTATGATATTTAAGATTGTAGATTTACCTGTTCCTGCGGCACCGTAAAGTACCATAAATTTCTGAATATATTTTGAATCACCTGCAACTATAGATCCGATGGCCCACTCAATTTTTCTTCTCTCTTCTTCAGAGTATAAAGTAGAGATTAATTTGTTGTAAGCAGATATATTTCCCTGTTCCAGTGGATATGGAAGCTTTTTACTGGCATAATCAGTTTTTTTAGTCTCCATATTGGAAAATATCAATTCCTCATCAAGTGGATGATAATTGTCTCTAAGCTGTTTTTGACAGTATTTATGCCAATCGTCGATCATTCCAGAAGTAGCATCCCACATATACAAAGTATGTACCGATTCGTTTCCGGAATTTTCTTTGTATTTTATTGTGAAATTTTTAAGCTCTCTGTCAATCATATCAATGACGTCCTGCTCATCGGTTGACCATAGACCATTTTCTTCGACCCAGACGGCATAGAAATCTCCACCTCGAATCATGAGATCAGATGATTTTTTCATTACAAAGTTTGGATAGATTTCAACAACACCCTGCTTTTTAGAACGCGTGGAAATCCTTACAAAATCAAGCATTACATTAGTGTTTCTCCTTTCCTAAATATCAAGAAAAATTGTCCAGATACCAACACAGCTGTTGCCAAATTGGTACCTCACGCAGGTCTTTTCGACAGTTGCGGATTACGAATAAACCGCCCTGTCCATTTGGTTCATATTCGCGATCAAGGAATTTTTCTATAACAATATTAACAATTTTCTTATCAAACTTATTGTTATACATCGTGGAAAGACCAAGATTAGTGATCATTTTCCAGAACCACTGCCCTGTACGATTACCATAATTTGGGTCATCCATGATATTTTCCTCACACTTGACAGCAAGAGCAACCAACATTTCGAGCACTGTACACGGACCAGCAAGACATTCGCTTATTTCTTCGTAGTATCTCTCTCTCCCAGTCTCCTGCGCAAATCTCCATCTCATGCTTACGCCGTCATTAGCTCGGTTTGAATCGTCTTTAATGGTCCACCGGAACTCTATTGTATGAAGGTGCATAAGCAGTCTTCGATACGTCACGTTCTTTCCGAAACGGTCATCAGACACGACACCTGCGAGAAATTCAAAATAATTATTTACTGTTTTTTCTTTATCCATCATGCCTCCGGATTAATCGTCAGTGTCTCCGTAAACGTCGTGATAATTTCGCCCATCGAGCAGAATCTCATAGTCGGTCTGCTCTTCATCGTTTCTTACAAATACGGAGTCATCCTCGTATTCTCCAAAATGACCAAGTGCATCATCTCCGATATGCTCCTCATAATCTTCCACGATGTTGTCCTCATTGTCAGTTACTATTCCGTCTTCCCAATATGTAAGAGTTTTTGTGTTATAGCCAAGCTCGTTAAAATCGTCCGGCGAAATGACATAAGGCTCATTCATACTCTCTTTTTCCTCCTCTTCACTATTTGAATAATCTCTATACCCATTTGTCTGGATTGTCTTTGTCAAAGTTGCAAGGTCGTCTTTTGTCGGGGTATAAGGCTTCTCTTCTTCTGGCTTTTCTTCTTTCTTGTAGAGTCTACCAAAAGATTCTTTCACGGAATCAACATCCTCTTTAAGCCGTCTGTCATACTCATCCTTCAAATATAACCAAGTTGCTGCGGAGCCAATGATAGCCCCAACAGCAAATAATACGAAATCACGGTTAATCTTTAAATTTCTTCCCATCGTTTAACCTCCTCGTATTTTTTATTCTTTAAAATATAAATACATCCGCCATGTCTAACAAAATCAAGGAAATTCCGCGCACACCATGCTTTTATTGTCGCTACCCCAACGCCACAATCAGCTGCAGCTCTGTCTTCTCGTATAAAAATACATCCCTCTAAATCCTCTCCAGGATTGAAGATATTTTCGTTTTCGAGATTGTTTTCCAAAATATAAACAATCAATTCACGTCCCGTCATGACTATTCTCCTTCTCCTAATATACAATCCATCATATCTCGTAACGGGTCTCCTGTACCCATTCCAAACGTTCACATGAGATCGTAGATATTGCCGTCTACATTGAAATCAAGAAGAATAGTACGTTCGTAACCGTTTACAAAATCTCTGTTCGAAGCTCTATTGGTATCGTAAATACCAAAATCAACGAAATTATCTCCAACTGGATGTTTTTCATCGTACACCCAACCAATGACCATTCCGTCTTTTGTGCGAGGAATTCCAAGCATATCGTACACGTCATTCAGTAACAACCAACCCTGCTGTTTCAGGCGCTTTGTAGCTGCATCCTGCTGCATACGAAGAAACATGAGATTAGCTTCTGAGTCCTTAGTCCAACCGGAACATCCATCATCATAAAATTTTGCATACGGAGAATATGTATTTGGGTCAGCAAGTTCGATTGTTTTCTTTTCTACAACCTCAGTACCGTCCTCACTTACGACAGTTTCCTCTACTTCTTTAGCTTTGATGTTATATTTGAGTTCGCGATCAAGCTCCTTACCGAATCTCTCGATTACACGTCCACGATATTCTTTAAAGCTTTTGTCAACTGCTGTGTATGCTGCTGCGAGAGCAATATTCCTCTTTCTAAGGATGTTATTTGATGTAAGAATAGCAGTGATAGATAATCCTCCAAGCACTACAGATGGACCATACAGCTTAGCAATATCAAGGGCTGCCTTACTGTAAATTAAAGTCAGAGTTTTCTTTCCTTCTTCCTCTGTGTAGTTCGCTTCATCTGCATGGAAATCCTCTACTTTTTCTTTTGTGTCAGTCAGCGTGTCATTGAGCTTCATAGTAGCTTTACAAGCCATGACCGCGCTTGTTACAACTCCAACTACACCTGCTACAATCAGGATTTCCGGACTGTGTTTTTTTAACTTGAAACCAGCTTTATTGATTGCTCTGGTTACATTTGCCATGTTAAATTTTTTCATTTTGTTAATTCTCCTTTTCTAAAATATCAATCAAAGTGGTTTTGCTTTGGGCAGTTTAAGGAAATATTCTCCTCCTCTGCCTCTGATTGTTTCAGCAGTTCTAATGCTTGTCCATCCCCATCTATAAGCGGTGAATGGAGCCGTTTTCCCAATCATGTCGTATAAATCCCCAACCGATACAGAATCGTATTCATTAAGAATATCTGTCATTCCATCCAGGACAGCTTCCGCATCACCGCGATTATCAAAACTAATTTCATCCAGATCGAATGACGTAGATGATCTGCTCGAATATGGTCGGTCGCTCTTTGAATAATCTCTGTATGATACCTGGTCATAAGAAGATCGTTTCTTTCCTCGTACTTCCCCATAAAGCATCATATCAACGCCATTTGTCACAGTTTCAAATATGGCTTTTTTGATGGCAGGGATGATTACATCAATGAATAGATACGATTTCACGCTATTCACATCTTCAGCGAATATAGTGTCTTTGAATTTACTCATTTCAGATTTTTTTCTTGTTTTCACATTTCCGCTAACAATTTTCTGGACTTTCTTCTCAGAAGCTTTAGCCTGCTCTGCCTTATATCGGTGAGAGTTTGGTGTAGCTTTAATATCCATTTATATCCTCCTTAACTAACCATACGAAGCTTACCCGGAAGAGTAATCTTTGAGTTTGGTAATCTATTATTATTTTTCTTGAACTGATACTGGAGATTACTAATAGCTTTACGTTTAGTCGGCGCCAATGTTTCAGCTCTCCATTTATCTGTCAGAAGATGCTCGAACTCCAGAACAGGACCCTCATATACATACTTAGGCATTCATCCTCCTGCGAAAAAAAAAGAGAAACACCGTGTTATAGGTGCTCCTCCTTTCTCATAGAATCTCATTCTTCAGTTTCTTCTGTGGAATCAGAATCATCACTTTCAGTTTCTTCACAAGTGCTGTCAATAATGTCATCTTCGTCACCATCGTTAGACCTTGCCCCAAAAGCAAATCCAATAGCTCCAGTAACCAGAAGCGCTCCTGTTGCCAGGATTTTCTTCTTGTTACTCTTCACAAATCTTTTTGCCTTATTAAACAAAGATTCCTTCTCAATGACTTCCTCAAGAACTTCATCGTTGTTTTCACACTCGTTTTCTCGATTCTCCATTGTGATAACTTTCTTTTCTTCCATTTTAATTTTCCTCCTAAAAATAAGTTTTCATTTCCCATTAAAGTGGTTGCTTTTTTCGCGAGTTACATTAATTTTGAGAAATCATATTTTGGCGCGACATGATATTCCAAGGTGATGCACGGTCGGTTATCTTTTGCTATCATAGTGCCATAACTAATCTCGACCAAACCATCATCCAAATTCCACCCAAGCTCATCACTTATATCAGTATGTTCGAGATCCAGTTCGTCATAAAATTCGCTTAATGAGACATACATGTCGTAATTTAAAGAACGGTTTATCTTATTCACAGCAGTCTCAATTTCCTGTATACTAGATTCAAAATATCGTCCAGATACACCATCATAGCAAAGCTGTTTACCGTTTCCAGTGATGATAACCTGACTGTCATTTACAGGATTATTATCGAGCTGTTTTTGTGCCACCCTATCTTTGATTGCCTTGGCTTTTTCTTTTCCTACTTCTTCAATGGTAGCTTCCTTATATTCTGTGAGTGCTTTTTCAGATAACTTATAGGCTGTTGCTATAGCTGCATTACGTTTTGAATGTACAGTATTAGCTCCAACGATGCATGCGATAGATGTCGCACCAGATATAGCCGCCGGAATATAACATTTCCAGGTTGCTTTGACTACTTCAGGTTTGGTTAGTTTAAACATGGTATCTAACTCAGAATATCCATGGTCGCGATCGAATTCCTCTTTCTTATTCTTTTCAACTTCTTTGATTTTTTCCATGGCCTTAGGTGTAGCTTTTACTGCCAGTACAGTAGTTGTAATCATTCCGGCAATACCAAAAGCAATAAGAATCTCTGGACTTTTTTTTTCGACTGCTTTTTTTACTGTGTTGAATATTTTCATTACGTTTGGTTTCTTCATGATATCCTCCTAAAAAATAAAATTGAGAAGCCCTTGTTAGGACTCCTCTTTTTGTGAAATATACTCTTTGACAGATTTTTCTGTCTGTTCCTGTTGCTGCTTATCGCTAGCCCAACTCGCCATAAGACCTCCTACGGCTACGGCAATCCAGCCAGCAATTTTGACAAGATTAGTAACATCCAGTTTATTCTTCATTTATGTATACCTCCTTTCATTAAAGCACCTGTAATTTTGGCGAAAAGTAAGACACCCAGTTTCCCAGGTGTCAAAACTTTATTTATCATATTTCTTGCAAAAATCCTTATAGTACCAGTCATCATGCTTCAAAGAACTGACCTGTCCCTTCTGTTACA